TTTTTTTATAAATTAAAATAAGTCGTTAAGTGTAATTGATTTTTGTTTTTTACTGTAATTGATACTTCTCTTGTTGAAAAAGTCAGTATGTTTTGTTGTGAGAATTTCATCTTCAAACCATTCAGTTGTTTCCAATACTTTTTGATTTACATCAAAAACATTATCAATACCAATTGAATTCAAAGATATATTGAATCTGTGTTTGATAAACTCTAAAGTTTGTTCTTTTGTAAGAAAATCTAAATCACCGTTTTCGAAGATCCAATCAACAACCTCCTTTTCAGATTCATATGCATCTAAGGTAGCATCAATCAAATCTTCAACAAGGTCATTAGTCCACCACGATGGGTTTTCTTTTTTGATGATATTAACCAATTCAAACCCAAATTCAGCATGGATGTTTTCTTCTTTAGAAGTCGCTTCCACCGCATTACTCATACCCTTCAACATGTTTTTATGTTTGTTGAATGCCATGATAACCAAGAACTGTGAAAACAATGATACATTTTCTATAAACATAGAAAACAAAACTACTGATTCAAAATAATCTTGATTATCTAATGCTTTAGAATTAGAAATTGATTTTTCCAAGTATTTGATTCTTCTACGAATCGCTGGTACTTCTAAAAGATTTTCAAATTCTTTGTTAAGTCCTAATACTTGAATAAGGTTTGAATAAGCGTCTGCGTGTCTTACTTCAGATTCCGCAAAAGTTGCGCCAACACTACCGATTTCAGGTTTAGGTAATCTTTTGTAGATATCCCCCCAAAAAGTTTTTACGGCAATTTCAATTTGTGAGATAGCCAACATAGCTCTTTGGACTGCAGTTCTTTCAGGTTCGGTTAGATGAACCTTATAATCTTGAATATCAGAAGTGAAATTGAATTCAGTATGAACCCAATAAGAGTGTCTAATAGCATCCACGTAATCCAATAAGTTTGGATATTCATATGGTTTCAAATTAACTCTCTTAGTGAAAATGTTCGGTTGATGTTTAGATCGGTATATAATATATTCTTTCGCCACGTCATTCAAACCATTATCCATTAATTTATTCTCCACCATATCGTGGATCTCATCAACATGTGGTACATGATGTTTATTACCTCTGAAAATACCTTTCTTGGTCAGTCTAGCAATCTTTTCAGCCATTTCAACATCCACTTTACCGGTGCTTTCCATCGCTTTGATTACCGCTCTTATAATCTTTTCAGATTCAAATATAACTCTATCACCACTTCGTTTGATAACGAAACGTTGATCACCACCAATCATATCTATTAGATCATTCATAATCTATTTTGTTTTTATTATTTATTTGTTTGATTATCCCTGTTGAGGGGTTTCTCTTTGTTGTCTTTTTGACATAAGTTCCTTGATACGGTCTCTTTTCTGTTCTTCTTTCTTTTCTTCAAATCCTAAGAAAGTAACAGAACTTTCAGTGTCAATTTCTAACAGTTCGTTATTGAACTTACAGTTCTCAAAAACAACACCATCTTTACCAACACGAGATTTGGTAATGGCGATGGTAGCCAAATTCATTTCTTTTTGTTGTAATGTTTTTGCCACAGAAATGATAACGTGACCTACTTGAGCTTTCTTGATAGAACCACCCATTTGGTCGGTGGTGACGACCTCAGAAGATATAGAGCTTCTGTTACCCTGTGTTGCTGTCCAACCTACAACACCCAATTCATGACAAAGAGCCTCGAATCCTCTCATGACTGAACCTTCACTTTTCCACTCGTCACCCAAATTTTTGTCAGGGACAATACAATCGATGTAATCTACCAAGATCATATCAATTTTATGTCCATCAGCAATCATCTTACGAATCATGTTTTTGATTTGGGTCATAGTATGTGTATCAGAGGGTAACTTCTTCAAATATAATTTGTTAGTCATTTCCTCTTTTACTTGACGAGCTTTTTCAAGAACTTCATCACGGTGAAATGGTAATTCATCAGGTGCAATTCCTGTCCACATCGTAAAGTGTTTTCTTTGAATTACCTTAGGGTTATCCTCGAAAAACAACTGTAAAACATTGTATCCATTATTGAATGCACTGTTGGCTATCTTAGATAGAATGGTCGTTTTACCAACACCAGTAGGAGCCAGAATTACACCAATCTCACCTTTAGCCAAACCACCTTTGAGAAGTTTATCAATACCCACAATTCCCATTGGAATAGGATGTCTAAAATCTTCGTTTAGAACATCATCTAAGTTATTGAATACATCCTCAATTTTATTGTTGTTCTCACCAATTTGTATAGCTGCACGGAACAACTCTTCCAACTTTTCATAGTTTTCGAATTCACCGTTATCTAAAATTTTCTGGGACTTAACAATAGCCTTTTGGAGTTCTTGTTGTTTACAAAACTTGAGAGCTTTCTCTTGTACAAACTCAGCACCATCAATTGGTGAATCTTGTATTTGTTTGATGGTATCGTTGAGAATTTTCAACATAAGTTCCTGAGGGAACTCACTTTTTACAATCTGAAATAAAGTTTCGAAAGAAGGAGTACAGTCATATTTGACATAGTATTCCTTCATCAATTGTAGTAGAGTTTTGAAGTATTTGTTCTCAAAATGAGAGGGTTCAATCACGTCAATGATGGAATGCGCAAAGTCCTTATCTAATATAATTTGGTTTAGTAGTTGTAATTGAAATGTATTTCCTAAGTATTCGAAATTCCTGTTTGACATAATTTATTTTCCCTTTTCTGTAAGTAATAAATACACTCAAGCGAGAGTATAATCCATGTAGTTGGTAACTAAATTTTCGGATGAAAATATGTCAGTTAACTCGCGAAGCACAGTTTTTGCTTGCTGGCGGATATCTACGGTGTATCTTATTTTAGGTGGGAAAAGTTTTGCATCGAGGTGTCTATGACAAATTGTCTGATCTCCAATTCTGACGTAAAAATTAAACGTCTCTGAATCCTCTGTATTGTCGGTTTCCAAGATAGAGGGATCCTCTAAAATATCATACTGATTATCCATCATGTACACGACAGTTCTCATCTTTTGGGTTTGTTCGAAGTCATAAACCAAGTCTTTCATGTAGTCATAAAACTCCATAGAAGCACGTGCCTTGTTATTATAACCTCTAACATTGAAGTATCTCTGAATAACAATGTTATTATTCAAGGTGATGAGGAACTCCATTTTAACAATATCCTGTTCTTTCATAAAAATTAATTTGATTGATTGAATTTTCTTTTTTCTTTTCTTGTTAGTTTCATAAACGGTCTGACGAAATTTAAAAATGCTTCGTCAGTTTTAGGTAAAAATTTGAAGAAACCATCGTCTGTCATCATTCTGATAAGATTCTTCGACCCCCTACCCTCGGGGTCCATTGTTTCACGATAATAAAGTTCGACAAGTTCTTTACCTTCTTCAGTAATCATCGGATTGGACAAATCCACGATCTTTTTGTTGACATCAAAGAATGCCATACCCAGTTCTCCGTCTTTTGTCTTTCCTTTGACAAGATTTTGAAGTGCCTTGTTGTTTTCATTCTCCTGAAGAAGTTGATTGGTTTTCGATAAAATATCATCAACCGAAACCTCTTGGTCAAGGACCTCAGGGAAAAACTTCAGAAAAGTTTTTTCCCCAAGTCTCTCGATCCCATCTATATTATCACTCTTGTCACCCATAATCACCTTCAGGGTAAGAATGTTCTGATGGGGTACTTTATGTCCCATTACAGAGACTTTGTCCCCCATCTTGTACGTTTCCTTAACCATAGGTGAGAAAATGGATGTGGTCGAATCTATGAGTTGCAACAAATCTTTGTCAGCGGTGAAGACAGTTTTGTTTTCATCCTTTGCAACCTGACAATAATATGCTATCAAATCATCAGATTCATTGTTATCAACACGAATTTGACGCACGAAACATTCCTCCAAGTATTCTTTGACTCGTTGTTTTTGAATAAGATATGACTCGAATTTGAATTCGTTCATATCCTGTCTACGATTCAGTTTGTACTTAGGGTATATTTCACGTCGTTGGGATGAGTTACCGTCACCGTCCCAAAAGACAATGACCTTGTCGTAGTTGTGTTCATCCAACTGTTTTCTAAGTGTGTTGAGAAAGTGGTAGACTCCGCCGATGTGATTTCCATCAACGAAGAATTCACGGACTCCATGGAATCCGATTTTGAATAGATTATCTCCATCTACTAAAAGGGTTTTCAATTGTTACTAACTAAACGGTTCGACAAACAACTTCTTACAATATCTCAGGATCTCTCTCCTCGTGAAGGGAGAAATCCCCGTCAGAACCGATGATTTCCTTCCAATAATCAGAGTACTCCTTCTTGTAAGACTCAATCGAAGCCTTTTCTTCAGTGGTATCCTTTCCTGCCAAGAAACCGTGGGGGGTAACAATAATCTTACCGTCTTCGTATCCCAATCCATTGATGTGGTTTTTCATAACGGAGATTTTTGATCGGGTTGCAAACTTTACCGTTCTCTTGTCTTTTGTTGCGGTAATTTTGGTGGTACCAGCACCTTTTTGATTACCAAACAAGAAAACCAAAGATGAATTGAGCCAAACTGACTCACCACCCTTAGCTTTGATTTTGGGTTGTCCAAATGGATTATCTGGAAGTTCAACCCATGGTTGGTTCACGATAACCAAAGTGTTTTCATACTTTGATTCTGCTTTACGTGAACCTGAAATTCGTTGGTTGATACCCATTCCGATCTTATCAGCAAGAGTGGCTGCATTATGCTGCTTACCACCTTTACCATCAAAAGTCATTTTGGATGGAATTGAACCAACTGAATCCCAAAGGAACAACAAATCATACTCCAATTCACCCTTCTCTTGAGCATCCAAGAGACTATTGATATAATCAGTGATTTGTTCAATGTAACTAAAGTTGTTATTGAAGATAAAAAATCCATCCCAATCGATTTCACCAGTCTCCTCGTCCACAGCTTCTTGACATTCAAACCCCATAAGTTGAGCGTGTTCAAAACTCCACTTTTGTTCTGTGATAATAAAGACAGGAAGAATTCCTTGTTTCTGAGCACTTACAGCAGACTTGATGAGAGCTGTTGTCTTTCCAGTATCACTGTGACCCAAGAACATATTGATATGTCCCATAGCAGGACCAGGGAGACCAACCGCCTCCAAGAATTCTTTACCCAAGTCAAAGAATCTTTGGGGTTTGTATTTTGCTGAAGTAGAGAACTTCTTCTTCAGAGATGAGAAATCATTTTTCTTTAATGCCATATTATTTTTTGTATTCGTATTCGTTTGCTCCGACAGTACTTTCAATATAAACCCAATCTTCGTCTTTTACAATATCTTCTATAAATTCATGTGGAACTTCTTCATAGATTTTTTGCTGTTCTTCAGTAAGTTCAATTTCGTAGTAACGAAAGACTGGTGATATTTTTACTATTTTAGCCATTTAGATTATATAAAAAAAGAATGGTGCCAACAAATGTCAGCACCACTCTGAGTTTAGAACGGTAGATCTTCGTCAGGATCAGCACCTGCTTGTGGATCTGCAAGTTCGGTTGATTTACCACCACCCATAGAAAGTAATGCATCATCACCGTAAACGTACTTACCAGTTTCGGAATCCCAACGAGGTTCTTCACCACGTGCAATTGCCTCCAAATATTCAACTGGTTTCTTTGAGTAGACGTCTTGCCAAGTTAGTTCGTCAGCCAACCACTCCTTCATAGTACTTTCATCTGTATGGAGTAGTGATGGGTCGTCGTGCATGATAGTTTGAATTGAAGTGTAATCTTTCCCACCGGGGGTTTTTTGTTTCACTAATTGAATGATCAGGTCAC